ACGTTATGCAACGTAGACATTATGAAGATTTAGGAAAAAAGATTCAAATACCTATAGATTATAATGATTGGGATGACGAAGAAACTGGTTTGTTTACTACAAAAAGTGATTACTTAAGAATTATTAATCTTGCAAAATTAAGAAACATTACGTTAGATCAACAATTCAATTTAAAAGAACATACTCAAAAATTAGAATATAATAAACTTATTATTATAGCTAATGAATTAGACAGATATAAAAAAGACTATGGACTTATAGATTATAATGACATGATATTAGACTTTGTTAAGTCAGATAAATCTCCTAAATTTGAAGTAGTGTTTGTTGATGAAGCACAAGACTTATCTCGAATGCAATGGGATATGGTAGACAGTTTTAATACACAAGATTCTTTTATTGCAGGAGATGATGACCAGGCAATATTTAGATGGGCAGGAGCGGACGTAGATTCCTTTATTACACAAAAAGGAAAAATTTTAAATTTAACTCAATCAATGAGAATACCTAGAAAGATTCATGACTATGCTATGAAGATTATAGAAAGAGTTTCCAACCGATTACATAAAGAGTGGAAACCAAAATCACACGAAGGAGCAATTAGTAAGTATTGGAATTTTGAAGACATTAATATGAATAAAGGAAACTGGTTAGTATTAACTAGAACAAGATATCAATTAAAAGCTTTAGAGGATGTGTTAAAAG